CTGCCAGTGCTTCACTGAAAAAACTTGGTGGTGATGTGACTATCAGACAGGTAACAGCAGGGGCATATAATACCACTACTGGGGCCATCACAGAATCTACATCTGATACAACTATCAAAGGTGCATTAAGTAATGTTGCAAGGAATCAGGTCAATGATTTGATTGAATCACAAGATAAGTTGCTTACTATATCTGCTGGTGATCTTACATTTGTCCCCACAACAAAAGATAGAGTTGTTATAAGTAGTGTTGAATTTAAAATTGTTCAAGTTGTAATAAATGAGCAAAATAATACACCTGTAAGTTTTGATCTTATCTTGAGGTAAACATGACAAGGAAAATATCTATAACTGAGATTCCAGATGTAATGGAAGATGCAATAGTATTTCTTGTTGCTGCTACAACTTTGGAGTGGACTAGAAGAGTGAAAAAGGCTACACCAGTTAGAGTCGTCTATGAAGGTGAGCCAAGAGGAGGAGGACAATTAAGGAACGCATGGCAGACAGATATTAAACCAACGACAGGAACTGTTACCAATAATTTACCTTATGCAGAGCCTGTTTGTTTTGGAACAAACTTACCAAAATCTTGGGGTAAACAATATAGGACAAGACAAGGTACTGTTGCTGGATTTCCAGAATTAATTGGAAAAGAATTACAAAAGTGGGCTAATGATGAATATGAAAAAATCAAACGGAGGTTATAGTGGCTGCTACAGATTTAAACACAGTTAGATCCACAATAGAGGCTAGGTTAGCCACAGAACTTGCTTCAAGTCCAGCTATACCTGTTGTATTTAACAATATGACTTTTGACTCCACAGCAGAAGATACTTTTGTTCAATGCGTCACAAGCTTTGGAAATAACTCATATCTAACTCAGGGAGGAACAACAGATTCTGACAATCAGATTGATGGTCTTGTTTTATTGAATGTTTTTACAGAGGAAGGTTTAGGGGCAGGGTCAAACTTTACAATTTGCAAAAGACTTAGGGACTTATACAATAGAATTACAGTATCAAGTGTTATTTTTGATGCACCTATCGGGCCTGAGATTCTTACCTCAAGTCCAGAAGGTAAGTTTCAAACTCAAATCAGAGTAACATTCACAATCTATGAGGATCTCTAATCATGCCAAAGCTTGTTATCACAGAAGAAATGCTTGACGCTATCGAAGCTGTCAAAGGTGTAAGAGATCCGCAAATGTGGGATCCTAATTGTAAACGATATATGGAGAGTCAACAAAAATCTAAAAAAGATGTAAAAACTTCGGAAAAGAGTTAATATATTTATAAATCTTTCTTTTTTTTTGTCATGGCAGCTATTAGAGGTGATGTAGGCAAGGTCATGTTCCACAATGCGGCTGGAACTGAAGCCGATATTTCTGGAACTAGGTCTTGGTCATTATCTATTTCAAAAGATACTTTAGAAACTACAGTTCAAGGTAATACATCAAAAACATTTGTTGGTGGTCTTATCTCTGGTGAAGGTACAGCAGAATTAATTTATGACAACGCTGGTAACTCTGACTACTTAGCATTTGTTGAGGACATATTAACTACAGGTGATGCTGGTGACGCATTATTTGAACTGTTCCCTGATAGTTCAGCTAGTTCTAAAAAATTAGCTTTTTCTGGAATCATTACAAGTGCTGAGTATGGTGCAACACTTGGAGAAACTCAGTTGATAAACATTTCATTCCAGACAACAGGTGCAATAACCTCTGACATATAGTAAATTAAAAATACTTCGCATTTAATTTATGGCAGAAAAGAAAACCCTCGACCTTTTAAAGGAGGCTTTTGACCTTTCTAAAAGGCGTAAATTTGACGTTAAAGATGATAATGGCAAAACAGTATGCAGTTTATATTTTAAGGCTATTACAAGGGCAGACAGAGCCAGAGCAACGCAAAGGGCTGGCAGTGATGATCCATTAGTAGTTTCTACACATATGCTTTGTCAGTTGGCAGAAAATGAAGATGGTACAAAAGCATTTCACCCTGCCGATTTTGCTAACTTGCAAAATGAGTTACCAGAAAATGTATTGAATGAGATTGAGTTATTTTTATTTGGTGTAAATCAAAACGCAACGATTGATAACGTAAAGGAATCCTAAAGGGGGATAACTGGTTAAATTTTGAGTTTTTCCTTGCAACAGAATTAGGTAAGACAGTAAGTGAACTAAGAACACAACTCACTGAGGAAGAGTTGGTATTTTTTGCTGGATATTATGAACTCAAAGCAGAAAGAGAAAAGAAAGAGATAGATGCAATGAAACGCAAATCAAGATATAGTTAAAGGAGTTATTGTTTAGTCGTGGCAGTTTCCAATGTAGAACTAAGAGTTGGTGCTACCCAAGCGATTACAGCGTTAAAGAATGTAAATACACAGGCACAAAAATTTAATCAAACTGTAAACGGAACAAACAGCAAATTAAAAGACGCAAATAAAAATTTACCAATACTAGGTAAAGGATTTTTTGGTGCTGGGGCATCTGCTAAAACTGCGGCTGCTGGTTTTAGGACTGCTGGAGGAGCTTTACAAGCTGCACTTTTACCTATTCTTGGAATAACTACTGCTGTTGCCGCTTTAGGTAAAGCCTTTGGCGTATTAGCAACTCAAGACTTTGCAACTGCAAAAGTTAAAACTCTTGGAGTTGATGTAGATACTTTAAATCCAAAACTTGCAAGTTTATCTAATCAGCTTAGTGGTCAAGTCTCTCAACTTGATTTGCTATCAGCATCTTATGATGTAGCGTCTGCTGGCTTTGGTGAGGTCGCAGAACTTTCAGATGTTTTAAAGGCATCACAGTTAGGTGCAACTGGTGGATTCTCAGAATTAGCTACTGTAGCTGATGCTACTACCTCTGTTCTTAATGCTTATGGTTTAAGTTCAGATCAGGCGGCTAAATTAGTTGATGGATTTATTCAAACACAGAATGATGGTAAAATTGTTGTAGATCAATACGCACAACAGATAGGTCGTTTAGCACCTATAGCGGCTGGTGCTGGTGTTGGGATAGATGAACTAAATGCGGCAATATCTACTGTCACTGCAACTGGTGTTCCTGTTGAATCAACCTTTGCTGGACTACGACAAGTTATTGCTGCGATACAAAAACCGACCAGTGAGGCAGCTAAAGCGGCAAAAGAATTAGGAATTGATTTTAGTGCTACGGCTTTAAGTACAAAAGGCTTAGGAGGTGTACTAGAGGAACTTGTTGCGAAAGGTGGAGCTAGTGAAGAAACGCTTGCAAAATTCTTTGGATCTGTTGAAGCAAGGACAGCAATATTACCTTTGTTAAACGACCAACTTGTAAGCTTTAATAAAAACTTAGAGAACCAAGCAAATGCTCAAGGAACTGCGGCTGAAGCTGCATTTACAGCATCAAATACAATTCAAGGGCAACTTACTAGACTTGGAACAGCTTTTACAAATTTAACTACAGATGGTTCAGAGTTTGGTGTAATTATCAGAGAAACTTTAAAAGTGGCTGCTGTTACTGTTGAAGCTTTAGCTGCGGCTGCAAAATTAGTGGCTGCCCCATTTAAAGCTATTATTGCTCTTACTGCGGAGGTCGGATCTGTAATAGGAAAAGCAATAGGAATAGATGCAACAAAAACTTTATTTAATCTTGAACAAGGCTGGATCGGCATTAAAGAAGCAGTAACAGAAATTTCAGATCGGGTTATATTTGTAGGTAAAGTTATAGGAGGTGTGATTGGTAATGCAGCCTTAGCTATAGGTGAGTTTGCAAGTGGTATTAGAGAAACGATAGGAGGAGTAGCACAAAAGATTGCTGATTTTTTTAGACAAGCTTTTGAAAAAATAGTTAGTTTTATTCCAGAACCTTTAAAAAGATTATTAGGTGGTCTTGAATTACCACCTATTGATATAAAAATAAAAGGAATAAAAGATTTTGGAAAAGATTTTTTAGAAGGTGCAAAAGAAAAAGCTGAAGATTTAAAAAATACTGTTATTGAATTTAGTGGAGTAGAAAGACAAATTACTGATGAAAATAACAAACAAATTGATGCAAAAAATAAAATAGTAGAAACAAATGGAAAGATTAAAACAGGGGTAGATCAAATTACTGATGCTGAAAAAAAGGCAAATGAAGAGGCAGATAAGTTAAAAGATAAGTTTACAAAGATTGGAGAAGATATTGAAAGAGGTATTGTTTCAAACTTAACTGATGCTGTTATGGGTACAAAATCTCTTGCAGAAGCAGCGACAAATGTATTAAATAACCTTAAACGGAAACTCGTTGAACTTGCTATACAAAGGGCTGTTTCTGGTATAGGAGGCAAGATTGGTGGATCTCTTGGAAAACTTTTCACAGGAAAAGAAAGAGGTGGAAGAGTATCGGCTGGTGGTGCATTTTTGGTTGGTGAGAGAGGCCCTGAGATTTTGCAAATGGGTTCAAAAGGTGGCAATATCATTCCGAACAGTGCTATTGGTAAAGGTGGCGGTGCTGTAAATAATGTTGTTACAGTAAATGTAGATGCCTCTAATTCCTCAGTAAGTGGCAATAGTGCAGATGCACAAGCACTTGGGGCTGTTATTGGTGCTGCTGTACAAGCGCAACTTGTAAAAGAAAAACGTGCTGGAGGTTTACTTTCTAGATAAATGGCAACTTTTCCATCTATTCAGCCTACTTATGGCATGAGAAAAACAAGCGCACCAAGAATCAGGTCAACAAGACTTGGTGATGGGTATGAGTTCAGGGCGTTGTTTGGGCTGCCTTTGACACAAGATCCAAAAGTATATGATTTAACTTTTAACGTATCTGAGACAGACGCAGATGTTATAGAAGCATTTTTAAGAAGTAGAGTAAATGATCAGGCAAGCTTTACATTCACCCCTCCAGCAGAGGGTGGCACAAAAACAGGTACATATTCGCAGTCAGGAACAACAGTTACTATTACAATCACAAATCATGGCCTTGCTATTGGTGATGTCGTGACCATTGACTACACTTCTGGTTCTGCAACAGATGGAGATTTTGCGATTGCAACCGCAGCAGATCAAAATACATTTACAGTTACAGCCGCTTCCAGTGCAACAAATAGTGGTAATGTGTCGGTTACATTATCAGGTGCTGGAAAATTTGTCTGTCAATCATGGACAAAAACCATACCATATAACAACAGAGCAATATTAAACTGCACTTTTAGAGAGGTATTTGAACCATAATGGGATTACCTACAGCAGAATTACAATCATTAACAAATAAATCTATTATTGAGTTATATACTTTGACTTTAGTTTCTGCACTGCATGGCTCTACAGATGTGACAAGGTTTCATTCTGGTGTCGGTATGAACAGTAATGCATCTATTATTTGGCAAGGTAATACTTATGATAAATTTCCTATTGCTGCTGAAGGATTTGAGTATTCTGGCAGAGGTACTTTACCAAGACCTACAATAACTGTTTCTAATGTACTTGGAACTATTACAGCATTGATGTCAACTGTAAACGCTACAACACCATTTAATGATCTTCAGGGGGCAAAATTTGTAAGAATCAGGACACTTAGTAGATTTTTAGATGCTGCAAACTTTCCTTCAAATCAAAATCCTTTTGGCACACCAGATAGTACAGCAGAATTACCACAAGAGATTTATTTTGTTGATAGAAAAGTTATAGAAACCAGAGAAATTGTGCAATTTGAACTCGTTTCTGCTTTAGATTTACAAGGTATTCGTGCGCCCAAACGTCAGGTAACAAAAAAGGATTTTCCGTCTGTCGGTTCATTTATTTAACAATGACTTGGAAAACTGATGCTGCAAAACATGCTGAAGAATGTATGCCACAAGAATCCTGTGGTTTGTTGGCAATAATTAAAGGGAAAGAAACATATTGGCCTTGTAAAAATATTGCAGAATCTGGGTTTGAATATTTTATTATTGACCCTGATGATTGGGCAGAATGTGAAGATACAGGAGAAATAATTGGTATTGTACATTCCCACCCTTATGAACCACCACAACCATCTGATAATGATAAAGCAAGTTGTGAGTTTCTAGATTTACCTTCACATATCTATAGTGTAAGAATGAAAGAATGGTGTTCTTTTGAACCGAGTGGCTGGAAAGCACCATCACTTATTGGAAGAAGTTTTATTTGGGGTGTCTATGATTGCTGGTCAATTATCCATGATTGGTATAAAGAAACAAAAAATATTGAATTAATGCAATGGGAAAGACCAAAAAAAATAAAAGATTTTATAGAAAATCCAGAGTTTGAAAAAGCCTTACCTCTTGGAGGTTTTATAAAACAACTTACCCATGATGACATACAAGTTGGTGATGTTTTATTGTTTCAATCAACCACAGGTAACTTAGATCATGCTGCGGTTTATATTGGTGATAATATGATTTTAAATCATAATATAAGAAGATTAAGTTGCCGAGAGCCTTTTGATTTAGGTTATCAGCAAGCACTTAGAGGGGTTTACAGGTATGCAGCTTAAA